ACATGTGGTGTAGCCATGGATGTTCCCTGCCATGCAGCATAGCCACCACCAGGAACTGATGATGTTATATACTGCCCTGGGGCTAGGAGATCTATATCATTAGAGCTATTAGAAAAAGAAGAAACACAAAATATTATTACTGAGGAATACCGACAAGATAATATAACCGATATTGAAACTAGAATAATAGAAATAAATAGAGAATATGAAACAATACAAAACAATATTAATGAAACCGTAGAAACATTACACGATAGAGGTACTTATAGAACAGCTCTTGGGAAAGCCGAAAACAGGCTTTCAGAACTTAATATTGAGCGTACAGATTTAAGAAATAAAGTATCAGAGCTAAGAAAAGAATCTATAACTTACGAAGGGATCGAACAAAAGAAAACAAATATATATCAATTTTATAATGAGCTTACTGGAATACCTGTAAAATGGTTGCAATTTGTATTACAGACTATATTATCAATATTTATTGCTATTATGGCACCTCTTGGAATTATAACAATACAAGGAATAAAAAAAACAAGGAAAGACAAGCCAGAGCCAGAAATGCATAAGCCTGTAAAAATAAAAAAAGAATGGGATCAATTAATACTCAAATGGGTTGAAATAAACTGGATGGGAATCCGGACTGGAAAGAGCAACAAAATTCTTCCTAAAAATACATTTTTAGAATATACTAATAAGCATGAACAAAAATATACAGAAAAGGAGTATAATATAATATATAAATCTGCTATAATAACAAAGTGTATAGATAAGAATAACAAGATCCTGGCAGAACAAAAAAAAGCTATAGAAATAATTAATAATTATATTAGGAGAAAGAATGAAAATAAATAAAGAAATGCTTGCTAAGGCTATAGTATACAGATGTTTGGCTTTCGCATTTATATTTATAGTAAGTATACTGTTAACAAAAAAAATAGGAAGTTCGATATTAATAGGATTGGCAGAATTTGTATGTAAAACAGCCGGATATTATCTGTATGAACATTTTTGGAAATGGGTAAAAAAAACATGGACTGTGAAATAAAAGGCATAAAGAAAAATATTAAGAATATAAAGAAAACATTCATAAGCCTGGAAGAACTTATTGAAAAATTACATAAGATAGTTGTAGAACAGGAAGCCGGAAAGCTAAGTATTGCATTTGTAGAAGGTGGAGAATTAAGCATAATTAATAAAAAAAGCCTTGAAAGAAATTATGATTAATTATATTATTAGAATAAGAGGATAATGATGAATAATAAAGAATTAAAACCATGTGTTAATGGCGCAAAAATAATTACACTGTGCGGTTCGACAAGATTTAAAGCAGAATATGAATATATAAATAAAGAATTAACCCTAGCAGGATGGATTGTTTTAAGTTGTGGGGTGTTTAAGGATAAAGACATAATTGATGAAGAAAAAAAAGAATTAGATAGATTACATTTAAAAAAGATAGATATGTCAGACGCTATTTTTGTTATAGATCAAAATGAATACATAGGTGAATCCACTAAAAAAGAAATTTATTACGCTCAACAAAAAAATAAAGAAGTCTTTATGTTTAGTTTGAGTCAATATAAATACTACCTACCAGAAAGACCAGAATCTGCATGGGAAATGTTCAGAAGATTAGACAGTCATAAATTTAGAAGGCGTTTATGTAAATATTATATAACAGAGGATGAAGGGAATTCATTGTCATGGTTATTGGCTGAAATAGAACAACAAGCAATAGAAATAATGCAAGAAATAGAAAAGGAACTAATATATACAAACGGTAAAGAAACGGTATGATTGATCCAAAGGTAGGCGAAAAAACAAGATTTTCAAAAACAAACCAACCGGCTAATAGAGGATCGAAACCATCATCACTAAAAAAGTATTTTAAAGCCAACAATCTTGGGATAATAGACAAAGTATTACTATTTGAAAATATCTTAAATAAACACACAGCGCAAGAATTAATGACTATGGTAAAAACAAAAAACTTCCCGGACGGTAAGCCAATGAGTGGTTTAGTATGGGGGTTTGTTGTGGCATGGGCAGCAGACGCAAAACGAGGCTGGTCTAGTGGCGGGATAACTGCAATAATGATGGAACGCAAGCACGGTAAAACTCCAGATGTAATAATAAATAAAACCGAAGACAATATTGACGATGAAACAATTGATGAAGAAATAAAAGAATTAGAAGAAAAAATACGGAAAGAAATGACTGCAAAGATTAGGAAAGAAGAAAGGGAAAAGATATTGAAAGAAATGGAAGGAAAGAAAGAATGACATATAAAGAACTATATGATAAATATGGCAAGATAGAAATAAAATGTAAGGGCGCAGACAGTTTACCGATTGACGCAATAATGGACTTCCAGGGAAGTTTAAAAAAACGTACAAAACAGAATAAATTAAAACTTGCAACGCTAATGTTCACTCATGGTTTTATTGCACCTTTCTTCGTATGGGATAATAAAGGTGATTATATTAATTTAGATGGGCATTGCCGTTCAGATGTGTTGTGTGAAATAAGAGAGGCTGGGATTCCTATTCCTGGATTATTTCCAGTATCTTATATTTTCGCAGATAAAGAACAGGACGCAAGAGAAAAGCTACTATCAATATCAAGTCAGTTTGGACAATGGGAATTAAGTGAGCTGGATGAATGGCTGGAGAATATTGACAACGATATAAAAGAGCAGTTTAGGTTTTTGGAGAAAGAGATAAAAACTGAAATACAAATAGACTTTGCAGAACCAAATGAAGACGCAGAGAACATCCAACGTAAAGAAATAATATTATGTGTCTGTCCTAAGTGTGGGTATGAATGGCAAAAATAGGAGTTCTGATTCTACACAAAAAAACAGATAGGGGGAAATCCAAAACAAAAAGCTTTGATGATTTGTTATATTTGGGACTCAAAATAATATTAGAAGATTTAAAACAAGAATATGAATATATAAGCTTTGTAAATATTAAAGATTACGATTTTGTTTTAGTTTCTTTGACTTCGGTGATGGATGTTGAAAATATAATATGTACATTGGGAAAAGCCGACAAAGGGAAATGTAAAATAATAGTTGGGGGATCTGGATGTATAAATATAAGATCGTATATCGGTTATATCGACATTGCGGTATTTGGAAGAGCTGACAATCAAATTAATGAAATAATAGACGGTGCAGAATTTGATAATGTTTGGAGAAAAGACAAAGACCCAGAACTGAAAGGATCTTATATTATAAGACAAGTTAATAAATTAAACGAAAAAGAAAACACAATAGGGTGCCCGAGGAAATGTTATTTTTGCCAATATACATGGACAAGAAAAATGATAGGGGAAAGATATCATCATGGAATAGATTTAAAAGTTGACGAGGATGATTTTCAAAAGTTAGAAATAAAAAGAAGCGGAAGATATACCACGGCTTTCGATGGATTGTCAGCAAGTAGTAGAATTGCAGTAAATAAAACATGGTGTTCTGTAGAAGAAATAAAAAACAAGATAAATGGGATATACAATAATCAAAAAATAATAAAGCCTGTAAACATAAAGCTTTTCCAAATAGTTGGGTTCCCGTGGGAAAGTGAACAGACATTCATAACCGATTTAAAAGAAAACAAATCGTATTGGAGAAGGGTTGATAGAAAAAATAAGAAAAAAAGAATTATCTTTATGTATGTTTTTACACCCTTCAGCCCTGAACCGCTTACGCCTATGCAATATTCAAGAGCTAATATAATAGATAATTGGCGTGAATATTTAGGGGGGGCAAAATGTCACAACATATATGGGGATAAAACAACTGATATAGAAGCCTTTACCTTGCCACAAATACCGGGAGGGTTTACTCTTGCAAAAAGAGTGCTGATAAATAGATGCACAAAAGAACTAAAAGAAAAAATAGTGAAAATATTAGAATACCCGAAGCAAAAAAGTGTATACGTAATGGTTAAAAACGTGATACAATATATCGGGATGGATATATTTAACAAAATAGATCCTCAAGAAGCAGGGTTTAATTATTTAAAAACTTATTGTAATGTAAACAAACTAGACGGGAAAGCGGAATCAAAGTATAAGGAATTGAGTAGTGCAAAAAAACCCAGTATATCATCGTAATTGTTACAGAGCTGACCTTAAAGGGAAAGGAATATGTCGAGGGGTAAGTATACAGCAAGTTAAGCGAAGAAGCGTAAAATATTTTAAAAAAAACAACATAAGTGATTGTTCAGAATTAAAAATATACTATCTTCATGTTGTAGACGGGGATCTTGAAGTAGATAATAATTTGCAACTATATTTATGACAAAAACATTACAAAGATATAAGAAGCTAAAACACAGAAAAAAACTCATACAAGTAAGTCCTAAATTAGAGATATTTAGACAACCAGCAAGAATTAAATTATGTTATGGCGGGAGGGGAGCCGGTGCAAAGTCATGGTCAATAGCCTCTTTGTTAGTACAAAGAGCGAATAAAGAAAAGATAAAAATATTGTGTACAAGAGAAGTGCAACAGTCGCTTGAAGAATCTGTACATCAATTGATAGTCAATACTATTGACAGACTAGAATATAAAGACTGGATTATAACAAGGGATCATATTACAAGTCCGTGTGGTTCAAGATTTTCATTTAAAGGGTTAAAAGATTTAAGAGCAGCCAGACAAATTAAAGGATATGAAGGCTATGATATATTCTGGGTTGAGGAAGCCAGTGCAGTGTCAGAAGAATCATGGAAAGAATTAGTGCCAACATTAAGAAAGCCAGAATCGGAATTGTGGGTGAGTTTTAATAGAGATCAAGAACTAGATCCGGTGTACACAAGATTTATAGTACATAAAAGAGATGATGCAGTAATAATATGGCTAGAACCTGGGAAAGTTGATAATCCGTGGTGGACTGACGAACTACAAAAGGAAATGGAAGAGGATTATAAATACGATCCGGATTTAGCCGAACATGTATGGGGTGGAGAACCTAGAAAGCAGGGTCAATATTCAGTATTAAGCAGAACAGAAATAAGAGGTGCTATGAATCGAACATTACAGCCAGAGGGAGCAATCCAGATTGGTGTCGATGTTGCAAGGTTCGGTGATGACAAAACAGTAATCTATAAGCGGCACGGAATGAAAATAATCGAGATGAAAGAATTTTCCGGCCAAGATACTATGAGAACAGCAAAAGAAGCATTTGCAATGAGAAATCAAAACCCGACAGTGCTAATAAAAGTTGACGATTCAGGAGTTGGTGGCGGTGTAACTGATAGGCTAAGAGAAATGGGTGCAAAAGTAATTGCGGTAAATAATGGGGAATCTGCAATTGACAAACACAAATATACAACTGTGGCAGATGAACAGTGGTTTAATTTTCCTGTTAATGATGCAGATATACCAGATAATGCGGATCTTATGCAAGAGCTTTCAGGGCGTAGGTATGATTTTGATAATGCAGGAAGGCGGAAAATAGAATCTAAAAAAGAATATAAAAAACGAATAGGAAAATCACCTGATCATGCAGACGCATTATTATTATGTTTCTATCAGGGTGGAAGTATTAATATGTCGGATCGCGTAAAAAAACAACTTGCACAAAGACGGCAAAGGAGTTGATCAAATGAAGGATAAAAACAAAATAATTGGAGTTACGCTGGGATATGGATTAGAACCTCAATTATGTTTTGAAGATAGAACAATATATTATAAATCAAGTCTTGATAAATTATTACATCCTGAATATTTTAAAAACAACAATAAATGGCCTCGTGATCCAATTACAGGAGAAAAATTAAAAATTGTTAAACATCTTGAATAAATAGAAAAAAAAAGTTAATATATTGTCATGAGTGTATTAGCAAGCGTTTTTGAAAGTCTATCTAATGTATTTAGCTGGTCAAGAACAAAATCTGAGACAAGTAATCCAACCAGAATACAACCTAGACGTCCAGCGCAGACAGACTTTACAGATTCGTTACAATGTAATAAAGCACTAACCAGAGGACTATACCACAATTCGTATCCTGGTATGAAACTAGCAGGATCTATGTGTCACACTCCTATAGCTGTACCTGTTTGGCTTATGGGAGTACCAATTCCAAAAGTAGAAAATAACCCTAAAATACAGGAAGAACTATATGAAATAGTAAAGAATAATATTCTAAATATGTATCAAAACCATAAAGAATGCCATATAGATGGTACTACTTGGATATATCCATTTTACAGCACAGAGAAAATGCAAGTAGTTTGGCAGTTTATACAAGATGACACTATCACCGATATTATAAAGGATATAATTACAGGTGAAATAATAAAAATAATAACAGATGAAGAAATTACAGTCTCTACTGGATATGATAAAACTGCATCAATAAGAAGGCAAAGAATATTTACAAGGCAAAGAATAGATATAAAATATCTTTCAGGAACTTCAGCAATACCTGCAGAGTTAAAAGATAAATCACAGCGCAATACATTTGGTATTATGCCAATACCGTTTTCAAATAATAAAGATAGTGATGAAACAAGAGGACACTCAGATTTTGAACGTATATTGTCGGATCTAAAGAATTACCATGATATAGATTTAAAAGAATCTAAATTACTATCTAGGTTCGATCCGAAGATGGTACAAGATGTAAGTGATAGAGATCAATGGCTTGAAAATAATGGATATAAAACTCCTGGTGCAGACGATGCAGATCTAAGCGAATTAGACATAGGAGCTATTGATTTAATATTTAATGTACATGATAGAGAAAAGACAGAATTTATATTTCCTGATCGCGCGTACGAAGCGTATGAGGCAAAACTAAGAAGCATATTTCGTAAAATAGTAGAAGGTTCAGGAATCCCAGAAATACTATGGGGAACAAAAGTAGAAGGTAACAAAGCAAGTGCAGATATACAAATGGACTTAGTAGTAGATCTAGTAAAAGATAAAAGAAGGCAAAAAGATAATTCATATCAAAAACTATTTGAAGATAGTCTTAAGCTTGAAATGGCAGCTAATATGCTTATTGGTACTGAATATGAAATAACTATAGAATGGGATAGTTTAGACGCAATAAACGAAGAAACCAAGTCTGTTATATTTAAGAACTTTGCAGACGCAATATCTAAGCTTACATCGGCTGCAGGAATAACTAAAGAACAAGAATATAAATTATGGGTAGATCTATATCCACAGGTAACAGAAGATAAATACGAAGATTTTAAAAAGGGTCTTACCGAAATGGCAAGGCACAAACAATTTACCGATATGCCATTTGAGCTTGCAGCAGATTTTCAAGGTATTACGGAAATCGACAAGGATATAGAAATTACAGAAGAAGAAGAGGCAGGCTCAGAAGAAGAACTAAAAAATAAAATTAAAACAAAAAACTATATTCAAAAAGAAATAGATTTAATAAAAAAGAGTTTAAAAGAGAAGAAAAATGGAAATGGACACAATAAGATAGAACAACCAATTAGTATTAACTTTCAGAAAGAAAAAAAAGAACAGCCAATAAATATAGATATAAAACAACCAGATATAAAAATCCCTAAACAACCAATGGTAATAAATCTTAATGAGCAAAAAAAGCATAAAAAGATTACTATAATAAAAGACAAGCATAATAATATAATAGGTGCAGATATAGAAGAAAGCGATGCATAATTTAATATTAGAAATGAAAACAAGGAATGCGATAGCTAAAGCATTTTCAAAATTATGTGATGGTGGGTATATACGAATATTAACAGAAGATAATATTATATTATCAGAATTAAAACTATCCAAGGTAGCATTTAAAGATCCTAGTAAAGGGGTGTTGATAGCTAATGACATTGAAATGGATATTGCGGTTAGGAATAGCGGGAAAGCAAGCAAATATGAAATATATATGCAAGATGGTAAAACAAAAATATTAACCGGAACGGTAGGGTTATTAAATACTAATTCAGATCTGGAATTGCCAACACTTGATCTTGTTGAAGGATCTCAATTACAGATAGAATCATATAAACATATAGTGAGTAAATAATGCCAATAAGACACCGATTTCATTCAACAATACCAAACAATCCAACAATGCCTCAATGGGTAAGACCTTCTAACTGGAATGATACGCACGATTTAACAAATATGTCTCATGCTGAATTACAGGATATAGGTATTAATACGCATCTTCAAATTGATGCTCATATCGCATTAGTAAATGAACATATAGATCATTCAGGTGTAAGTATACTTGCAGGAACAGGATTGTCCGGCGGTGGTACAATAGAGTCTAACCGGACTTTAAATGTAGATTATACGACCTTAGATTCAAGATATTTAATGTTAGATTGCAGTAATGATCCGTTAACCGGCGATCTTACATCTAATAATACACTCACCCTATTAACTCTTACAGCTTCTAAACCAGTATGGACAAACGCTAGTAAAACTTTAATATCTAAAGATATTACTGCATGTGATATAGTAAGAACAAGATTAACTCCATCTACTCAAACAGTCACAACCGGCACATTAACATCCGGAACGGTTAACGATGTACAAACTTGGTCAGATGGAAATGAAGTACATATATCAGAAGTTACAGGAATACCAGGGTTTAATATAGAATATAGAATTGATAATGTTGCAGATTTTTGTTTTATAGGATTATCGTTTTATTATGTAGGATCTTCAACGCATTCTTGCGAAATACAAATCTATGACGATACTAATACAGTATGGCGCGAACTTTATAATCAATCAGGCACATCTTTAAATTACAATTATAGATTCTCTGATTTTCCTGGTAATACTTCAGATTATATTAATGGAAGTAATCAAGTTAAAATAAGATTCTACCATCCTCAAAATGGCAATGCGGCGCATGATTTATATATAGATTATGTTTCTATAATAGGAACTACAAGTTAAGGATTAAATAGGAGGATTTATGTTAAATCAATTAAAAGTGTTAGCATTTAATGTATTGCAAGAGATTGGAAAACTTGAAAAGAAAAAACAGGAATTAACTATGGAATATCAAAATTATTTAAAGCAAATTGAGTCTATAGAAAATAAACAACAAATAGTAAATGAAAATAAAAAATAATGGCAACAGCATACCAACCAGACGCATTCCAGAATGACGCTTTTCAGATAGAAATAGAAATAGTAAAAACAAGAATTGGTGCAGGATATTCAGGTAGATATATCACTCCTGTAATAACTATAAACGGAAAAATACTTGAATATGAAAAGAAACATCTTGAAAAACTTAAAGGGTTGTTGATATTAAAAGGAAAAATTGATAGTATAGACAAGAATGCAATAAGCGAAATAAACGTAAAGCTTAAGCCTAAAAGCGAAATTGATATTGAAACACTATTGTATATTTTGGCAGATGAATGACAGAAGCGCAATATTATAGAGCATATCGAAACGCCTCCCTTGCCGGATCTAAAATAACAAGAGAACTAATCGAAGAGCTAAAAACTGTATATGTAGAGGCTGTAAAGAAAGCAGCTATACAAGTAAGGAATGCAGAACTTGCAGGGCATGCAGATATAACAATAAATTCATGGCGTAATATACAGTTAGCACTGGAGGAAGGAGCAAGAAACATTACAGAGATGCTTGACGATCTTGTAAGGGCTGGAGTTAACAAAGCCGGTTCAGGAATAACCGCAGTCGATCAAAAATATTTGATAGATATAATTAATAAACACAATATCGGGATCTCAGTCGTAGAAGTAGAAAACCTGTTCAGCACTGTAAACGATACTTTAGTTACTCAGATGCTTGCCCGTATATATTCTACTGGCTATACATATTCACAAAGTGTATGGTTAGTAGGAGTAGATTATCAAAACCAGATTAAACAACTTATATTATCGGATCTTGCAGTAGGTAGGGATCTTGTAGAAACAGCAAGAGATATGGAAGTATATGTACAGGAAGGACGCAGGGGACTTGCTAAAAGGTGGGGCGATCTTGTAAAAGGCAATACAGACTGGTTAAGACGTGTTAGAAAAGATCTTGACTATAATGCTTTACGGTTAATACGCTCGGAGTTATACGCGTCGATACAAAGTACGGCCGTAATTAGTGGTCAATTAAATCCAGGATGTACAGGGATGTACAACTGGATTAGACAAAGTACAGAAGATTGGAATTGTAATTGTCCGGAGAACGAAAGAGGATCGCCGTACACAGCACAAAATGTACCTGGATACGACCATCCAAATTGTTTTCCAGCAGGAACAAAGATTAAAACTATAAATGGTGATAAAAACATTGAGGATATAAAACCGTGTGAATACGTTATAACACATAAAGGAAATATTAAGCCAGTATTAATATCGTGGAAAACAAAATATACAAAAGAAATGACCATAATAAAAACTAAAAATGGAAGTATAGAAGCTACAGCGAATCATCCTATTTTATCAAACGGAAATTGGATTCAAGCGCAATCTCTTAAGAGTGGAGATAATCTCACTAGCATAAATATCAACATCGAATCCACCTCTTTTGTAAAATCTAAATCTAATAACAGTCCAGCCATTAGCTTCAAGGAACGTAGTTTTTTTCGTATCATACTTTATTTTAATCTTGCTGGAGTGCCAATTCCCACCATCGACTTCGACGGCCAGCTTTACGTCCTCAAATCCGAGATCAACGTTAAAAGTGAATACAGCGAGGTTAGGGATCGGTTTCTCACCGAGTTTTACAATGGCTTCATACATCATTCTTTCATATGGAGACCGGATTTGTCCACTCCAAAACTTAGCGCGTTTAATTTTCTCTTCGTCAGAATGGACACGGCCCCTGGCAGCCTCATTAGCAGGGCCGGTATTAGCGATCTCCCCGTTTTCGTATCTACGCTTAAGAGATTCGCTTTGCGTAAGCGGTTTAAACCCATGCCTAATAAGATTCCTGTTAATACAAGTTCTGGAAACTCCAAGCCTATCAGCTATTTGCTTGACAGGGAGATTCTTTTTGCAAAACAAATTAACAATAACGTCTTTACTAAAATCGATTCTTGCACACATAATATACCTATTGTAAGTGTATCATGCAAAAAAGTAAAGAAGTATGTATATAATTTAACAGTTAAAGACGATCATTCTTATTTTGCAAACGGATTTGCAGTACATAATTGTCTTTGCATTATTCAACCTATTTTAAGGAATCAAGATCAATTCGTTAAAGATCTTACAGCCTGGTCAAACGGTGAAAGTATAGATTATCTTGACGCTTGGAATACTAATTATTTTCAGTATATCCACTAATTGCCTTGACACGTTTTGTTTAATTTGATAAATTAGATTATGGAGGATTGAGATGTTAAGAGAAAAAGAAATAAAAAAAGTATTTACGTTTGCCACGAAAGAATATGAAACATATGGACACGGGGATTGTGGAGAAGAATACAGAATAAGTCCTATAGATCCATATCATACAAATAGCACGAAGTTTCATCCTGTTTTTAAATCAAAAGAAAATGCTATTGAATACATAAGAAATTATGTGTTCAATAAGAATAAAAAATACAGTCTTGATAAAGACGGAAATAGGGATGAAGCTGCAATAGACATATTTAATCATTTTAAAATAGTTGAAATAGAATTAATTGAATAGGAGGATTTCGATGAAGAAACAGAAATATAAAAAATATGATCATGTTAAAGTAATTAAAGATCTTGGAGGGGCAATGAATCATTTTACTTCAGATTGCGAAGCAATAATAATCGGATCATATAAAGATCAGTTTGGTGGAAGCAATATAGATGACTATACAATATATATTAAAGGTGAAGATGAAACTTCGTGGTATGAAACCAAGCAATTGACTTTTATAAGTCATAACAGAAAAGATCTTTTACAAGAATGGAAAAAAGAATTAAAAAGACAAGAGAAAATAGATGGTAATCTGGAAAGAATATTTAACAACGGTAATAAAATATTAAATGGGAAAACAATTCCAAACGCAACAATAGAAACATTAGCAGAATGTATTGGTGTTAATCTATGGGGAAGTAACGGCGAAGGGATAACATATTATAATAACATTATTATGGTAATGAGACATGCAGAGCCTTTTTTAATGGCAGAAAATAAAAAAGCATGGTTAGCATATTGCGAATTATTCAAGGAGAACTAAATGAAAGAAATAATATTAGGTTGTGAAGCAAAAGACAAAATTACAGGATTTCAAGGTATAGTTACTGGAAGGAGTACCTATTTATATGGCTGTGATAATATATTATTAAGTCCAAAAATTGGAAAAGATAACTCATATAAAGAAGGACAGTGGTTTGATTTAGCAAGAATTCGATATATAGGAAAAGGAATTCTTCCTAAAGAAGTACAAGGTGAAAAACCAGGCGGAGATCTACCGGCTCCAATTAAATAATAATAAAAACTAAACACCACTTGACAAAAACCTCTCAATAAGTGCATTATAGTATTGGGAGGGGAACTATAATGCCAGATCTCAGGCAAGTAGTCCTGTTAAATTATAAACAAAGTGTAGTCAAGCAGAAAATAGATCCGGAAAGTATACCGACTTTGGTTCCGGAGTCTACATTAAAAGAATTTCAGAAAGACGATCCAGAACCTTATTATAAAGCTCAAAAGATAGAATTTCCAATAGTAGCAAATGGATTAAACTATCAGGAGTCTTTTTTTCAATCATTCATATCAAAACTAAATGAGCGTCCGATCCCTGGGTCTAAATCAGGGCACAATATATTTGATGGTGAGAGGCCGCCAACAGACTTTTTATTGGTCGGAGCAAAGATTGAAAACAAAAGTAAAGGGAAAGGATTTGTATATTTTAAAAACTACATCCCAAAAACCGGAGCTACTACTCCAAACGAAACATTTATAAAAGAAAACAAAGTAGGGATGGTACATTTTTCGCTAGTTACATATCCAAAATACGAAGTAATAGAAGATAAAGAAGGAAATGAAATAGTAAATATTATTGAGTCTCTTTATGGCGAAAGAAACGACGCAGTAGAGTATAATCTAGGAGCTATGAAGCAGGAAACAAATAAAAAAAGAAATGAAGAAAATCTCCTTCTACAATTCGAGGGGGAGAAACTAAATAATAAATTGGGAGGGGGAAACTTGGAAACTAACAAACAAGAAGTTTTAAAAGTTTTGTGTACCATGAAAGCCAATGCAGATATTACCCTCGGAGAGGTTGCAGAGGCAATGGAATTACAAAACCAGCTTATTACAGATGAACATATCAAAGCTTTGAAAATTGTTAATAGTCTTAAAGAATTAGGATTCAAAGATCCTATGAAAGATTATGAGAAACTCAAGAATAAAATAGAAGCTGATAGGGAATCTGTAAGAAATGCAAGGCTTGATAAGGAGTTTGGAACTAAAGAAGATTCACAGACAAAAAAGGAAAACTTATTAAGAACTTATGCAGGTGGTAAAACTGTAAATAGTTATGGAGAAGATCTTGAAAAGGCGATCAATGACCTGAAAGAAGATCCAATTGCTAAAAGATTTGCAGCTGAACTTGCGGATGTCAATTCGGAGTTAAACAAACTTGGAGTTGTCGAAAATACAAACACTGATAACAAACCGGAAACTAAAAACGGTATCCGATTGGTTAAGGTATAGGGGGTGCAGCCATGACATTACCAGCAAACGAAAATAGCACAAGCGGCGCAGTAAATTGGGTTATAAAAGAAAAGGGCGACGTTATAATTATCCCAGCTGTAGCAGTAGATCAGGCATATGCACAATATGACTTTGGAGTTTTCCCGCATACGCCAGCGGACACTGGATTTTGTGGGATTATATTAAGCGGAGTAGCGGCAGGCGTAGCAACTACAATCAGGGAAACCGAAGGTATACAGATAGACACAGACAACATTGAAACAGGGGCACTATTTACCACTTTTGGCCAGGTAGTTTGGTATGATCCAATTAATAAATTATTTACAGATACCGAAGATGCAGGATTATGGCTTGTAGGATATATAATAATACCCACAAATGCACATGGTGTAATGAGATTTGAAAAACGCCGATATGCAATAGCAGGGGAGGCAACATAAAATGAATGAAATAATCACACTAAACAAAGATAAGCTTTACCAGCGAAGGGTCAAAAACGGCTTCGGCATCAGGGCTGGGTCTTATTATGGTAAAATGAATGCTCAGGCTGATATGAAAAACGCCGAGTACATAACAAACTCCAGTGGAGAAAAAGCAGATACAATAATTACAGCGAGTGGAGAAAAATATCATAATAGTGCATCTGAAGCTGATATTTGGAATCGAATTGACGATATAAGATCAAGAATGGTTAAATCAGGGAAGAAACTTACAAATGTAAATCAATTCCCGGATGATTATTATGATCTTATCGAAGCAATTAGAATGGATATCACGAGACGCAGAATTGAGGAAATGGATTTTACTTCTGAGTTTACAAAAGAAATAACAAATCCTAATTTTTCAAAGTCAATAAATCTGACTGAGTTTTTGGAATACGCAGGGGTCTTTGAAAAAATATATGGTACAGGTGATAATGTGCCAATGTTACAACAGAAAACAGGTGAGATCGGATCTGTAGAGGTAGGATTGAAAGGTTTAGGACATGCTAGAAGTCTTGAAGATGAATTATATAACCTTGATATATTTGACATGCAGAAAGTTAACAGAGCAGTAACAAGAGGACATACAGCAGATAGAAATAATATTTGTTTTGGACCGCTTATTGCTTTAACTGGTAACGGAACTTGGAACGCATCACAGCAGGTAGCAGCAGCAGCCGGAGCAACATATGACATACAATTATATTTAACGATAAGAAATGCATTAAGAACTTTATACGGACTGCTGGATCCGCAGACAAATCAAGAAATAAATGCACCAAGAGTTACACTGCTTGTAAGAAATAATGTTATCGAATGGGATTTACAGAGAGTAATAAACGGGCAGCTTGAAAAGTTTGGAACACCTGTTGAGAACAGAAGCAAATTAGCAATTGATGAAATATGGACTTATAAGGGTGATGCTATTACAGTAGGAGAAAAAACTACTACCTATCAAGGTGTCCCAGCAGGAACCGCGTACTTATTTGTAACCGGCCCAGACGGATCACCAAATTACACACTTGTAAAACGCCAGCTTACACAGGAAGTAGGTAGAGGTGATGTATTACAGCTTGCAAGAGAGCGTAGAGCATGGTATTACGGACAGGCAGAATACAGAGACGAATTCCTAGGCTCATCCGGATCACAGGGACTTGCAGACGGTTATGGTTTTGTAGTAGAAATCGAATTACCACCAGAACCAGATGAAACTTAATCAATAGACAAATAAAAAAATTAAGAGGACTTGAAAGAGTCCTCTTTTTTTTGGTATACTTAGTAATGCAAATAGTAACAGTTCAATTTAATTATGAAGATAGAAGTGATTATAAAAAACTTCTTGATGTATTTGAATATTCATGCAAAAAGAACATGCCGAAGGCCGTATTTAATTCTATTAGAATTGATGCTCCTGTAAACAATACAGATAGAGCGTTGAATTTTAAATATAATACAGTTAAGCTAAGAATATGGACAGAGTTTTTAGAAAAAACTAAAGACAAGCATGTAATACTTGCTGATTGTGACATGTTATCTTTAAGGCCTGCAGGATATGCTTTTAAAAAAGACTTCGATGTTGCATATACAGAAAGGACTAGAATAAGTAGAATTCCGATGAATGGAGGAATCTTATTTGTAAAAGTAAATCGTAGGTCTATAAACTTTTTTAAAGAATGGTTACGAATAAATATTAAAATGTTTAAAGACAAGGAATTCCATCAAAAGTATAGGCGCAAATATGCAGGGATGAATCAAGCAGCGTTTGGATATATGTATCAGCATAAAAGAGGGTTATGCAAATTACATAGATTCTACACAAAAGAATTTAATGCAGTAGATTGCGACTGGCCAACAGTAGATAAGAAAACGGTATTCTTACATACGAAATCAACTTTAAGAAAACTTGTACTTGGAGAAAAGAAGATGATTCCAAAATATAAACGTTATAAACATTGTATTGATTTGTGGAATAAATATTATAGAGAAATGGAAAGAAGTAAATGAAAATAGTAGCAGCTTATTTTAATCGTAAGA